GCCAATCTAGCCATCTAAACCAGAGAGCTTGATCTGTTAGATCATCAAATGCATCTTTTAGATAACTGAATCTTTCGCGCATCTTATTAGCATTACCATCAGCAACATATCCTTTTAGTGTAATCGTTCTCCCGCCATAAAAAGGATCATATGCCGTCTCTCCATCTCGATCTGAATTAAGTTCACGAGTATCACGAACATCAGGATCGTCCAGACCCGTTATTTCTTCAAAAACTATCTTATCCATTATCCTACGATCATTAAATGTGTAATCGCCGTATTCTAAAACACATTCAAGACCTCTAGGCCAGAAAGTCGGCAGAGCAGTAAGATATAACGGTTCTCTCATTAACGTTGAAGTCATTATTATACCTTACTTATGCCTTACTTTGCACGCTCAAGTGCTCGTCTAAATGACAATACAGTTCCTACATATCCTGGATCGAGAACTTCAGTCGGTGAAGTAACATATACATTAGTAGTATCTCCACCAGATGCCGGAAGATCGCGAGATATACGAGCTGGCATGACCTCGCCGGGATGAGCGTAAATCAAACCTTCACTCATAACTGTACCGCCGGATGCCATGGCCGGAATCGCGAATTGTGGAAGTAATCCACCAGATCCTGTAAAGATAGCCTGCCTAAAGATTTGCCAAGCAGAAGAAGAAAATGACTGATTTTGTGTTGCTTGCAAATCTTGAAGTTGTTGAGTATTTTGTTGAAGAGCACCTTCATTCTCAATGATCGCGTTTATCAATTGCTCAAATTGTTGTTTCTGCTCAACAGTAAAAGATGATTCAATCTGATCAAAGTTCAGATTCTTTAAAACATCGACTAGCCCTTGTCCTGTTGCACCATGAAGATCTATCCCAAATCCTGTCAATAACTGATCTCGTAAGCCCACGCCAGTTTGCTTGAGAATATTAGCAGCAGATGTCATCAATTCTGCAAGCTTGCTTACGTCTAACTGTCCAGTAATAGTTCCAAGTGTTTGAACTATATTATTTAGTCCACCAAAGACTCCACCAAGAAATCCACCGCGACTGGTTATCCTGTCAATTGCAGATTGCCGAGTGGCAGTAGTATTAGATATTAATGCATCCTTGTTCTCTTCGATAGATACATCTAATTCACGGATTTGATCGGTAAGATCTTCAATCTGTTGACGTGCAGCTACACTTCCATCAAATCCTGCTTGTGCTGCACCGAGTTGACCTTGTAAAGATGATCGTTGATCTCCTAAAGCAGATCCACGATTCTGGATAGCTAATCTACGTAAAAAGAATGCTTGTGGACTATTGCCAGATGCTTCAGATAGATTGGCAACTCTATCTATCAAATCAGCACTTGTAAGCGCGCGTTGTGCAGATCTATTAATAGTATCAACAGTTGATTGACGTGCAGCTACTGTATTAGCTGAAATAGCAGCACTATTTTCAAATAGCGATACATTTAAATCTTCAATCTGTGCTACTAGGTCATTGACAAGAGTTATATTTCCTTCACGTTGAGCTTGTCCAAGAATAGGCAGTAACGCGTCACGTTGAGAAACCGTCGCTTGACGACGTGCTGTTAGCGCTGCACCGCGTAAACCAAATGCTAAACCAGGAGCACTAAAGCTTTCAAATACACTAGCTAAACGATCTGCAAGATCTGATCTCGTGAGAGTTCGTTGTGCTTTATCATTAATAGATTGAATAGCATCTTGTAAAACTTTCTCTTGTGCTTGGAATCGACTTTCAATCGCATCAGCAACAGCAGTATCTAAATCTTCAATTTGAGCAATAAGTTTACGACGCGCAGCGACTAATGTCTCATATGCTTTACGTTCCTTAGCTGAAACTCCACCACGACGCAATACAGCCAAACGACGATTTACATCAGATAGACTACTAGCAGTCGTACTACGAAGACTTTGCAATCCTCTGCGTTGTTCATCGATAACACCTAACTGCGCAAAATCTTGATCTGATTGCGACAGACGCTGACGAACAGTTCCACTGGTTCCTATAGTAAATGTCGCACGCTTAAGTTTTGTAGCAGTACTAGATAAGACACGATCAATAGCAGATCTTGCTTGATCAAATAATCCACCATCATCAGTAATCTGACTTAGTGATCTACCAAAGTCACGAAAGAATTTGGTCCCGCGAGTTTTCAGAGTTCTAATTGATGCTTGTGCCCTACCAATTTCTTCAAGAACACCTTGTAGGCTAGTATCAAAAATAGCTGGCGTTTGATATATAGATCCAGATCCAGTCTCAGCAGCAGCCCTTTTAATTCCACCTGAATCAAATGCAATTGCACCGCCAGTCAAGAATGAAAGTGGACCTCCCTGTCCACCGCCACCAAGCATTTTTCTCATTGCCTGCATTACTTGATGTCCGCCAGCCTTGGCTACCTCTGATGCCGTCCAGACATGCTCCCCGCCGTGAGCAACAATTTCTTGTGGCCCTTGTCCTGGTATAGGGCCACCAGCCGAATACCAATGTGGTGATCTAGATTGCCAAGCTGACAAAGCTGAAAGAGGAGATTTATATCTATCACGTATATAACGTAATCCCCATGCAATTTGTTGAGAAGGATTGTTCTGCCATCCTTTGCCCATTTTATTTGCTGGCAACGATTGAGGAATTCCTCCAGCACCAGAACTAGGATTGATTGCAGTATCATCCCATCCTGATTCACCTTGCCAAAGAGTTCTAAGCGCTCTCCATTGATCGCCGATCCATCCCATAGCTTGAGCCATTTTCTGACCCAAATTAATATTAGCTAAAATATTACCTTTAGCATGAACCTTAGTAAATTTGCCATGCTCATCTGTTACCGCGCCACTTTCAGCACCATCTAAAACTCTTTGTCCTGCTCGTCTAACTTGATTCAATGCTGCTGATGCAATTTGGCGACGTGCGCCAAACCAAGTGTCATCTAACTTAAAATTACTAACTCGTCTTGATGTTGCACCAACAAGCTTACCAATTGCGTTAACAATAGCTAAGTGAATATGATCAACATGTCCAGCCCAATCACCAGCATAAAATGAAGGATCTACAAGCTTGCCAGCATTTACAGCAAGATTAGGATTATGAATAGCTTGCTTGAGACGCTTATATAATCCGCTAGATTTAATCCAACTAGCAGCACGATTCATAACTTCAGGAGTACCGGAAAGATCTACAGCACCACCTGTTTGGTGATCTGAAATAGTTCCCCGTCTAGTTCGTCCATGATCTGTTGTTGAAGTAACAGACAGAGGGAACATTCTTTGCAATAGAGTAATAAGACGTGCTACCGCCGGATGAACATTTGAAGGATGTCCGCCAAATTCAGGTCCACCACCTTGAGCGAGGCCCATGGCATCTCCTGGACCGCCCGCGTGATAGGCATTGGTCCGGCTGACGATGCTCTGTAGCGAGCTGCGCCCCGCCATAGCAATATCTGCGGCTTTTTGCTGAGCCCAGTTGAGGACGACCTCCCCTCGCCCGAGCCAAGTATTTACCCGGTCGCGCCCGCGTTCTCCGGCCTGTCCTATATATCCTCCTACAGCCTTTCTCGCGCCAGCTAAAATATTTCCAGAATCAACCTTGACACTCATAGCGGCTTCCTTGCCAGCCTTGGTTGTTACACCTAATTGCTCAAGAACTTTATCTACCGATCGTGCAATAGCTAATGCTGCTTGTCCAACTGGTCGAGCACCACTTTCATATGCAGCAGCAATATCTCGAACATTCTTTCGTGTCTTTGAAACACTAGAGATATTTAGATCAGTAAATTGTCTAAGTACAGCATCTCTAATAGATTTAGCTGATCCTGCTGGTAACTCTTTTTTGTCTTCAAGAGTTGCTGCCATTCCAATAGCAGTCTCTGCCGCTACCTTCTGCGCGCGAGGATGCATACTAGAAAGTGTTTGTACAAGAGAATTTATTGAATCTTGTGTTGGCCTTCTTCCCTTATCTAAACCAAGTGAGAATGCCCCGCCAATATTCTCAGCAGCGGAATGTGTCTGTGATTTCAGGCGAATGAGATCGCGAACCATTCGCTCAGATTCTTCTGAGAACCCTTTTCGATTTAAGAAATCACTCCATGATAATCTACCGCTGATAAGACTTTCAGCGATATTGCGCATTTTACTACTCTCTGCTTGCTGCCTAAATGCATTAGTTGATCGCCTAGCAGCATCTTCGGCAGCTTTAGCAAAAGCAATAAATTTATCTGTAGCACCACCAGCATCGCGTGCTACATCACGAGCTTGTCTTGCTAGCGCTAATAGACCTTGAGCATTATCAGATTTAATAAGACTCTTGAGTTTTTGTTCTGCTGTGTTTCCAAATTCTCTAGCTCTGCTAGATGGAGCATTATCACCTACACCAAATAATGGCCCTAGACCAGATAGCTCCAGGAAACCATGTGAGATATCCCCTCTAGTGTTGCGAGTCTTTGGAAGATTGAACTTACTTGTTACGGGCTCGGCAATACCTTTCAGTGCTTCTACTCCAAGAAATGCTCCTAATCCAAATGCACCAGCTTTACCAACGCCTGATTTTAATAATCCTCCGGCGGCTCCCGCTGCGCCTGCCCCGGCTCCTACACCTGCTGTAGCTAATATTGCTGCCCCGGCTGCGCGAACTGCTGCAATTAATCTTCCACTAAATAGAACGGCTAAGGAAAGAACTGCTGCGGCTGCAATCTTGATAGCAGTAGGGGCATCTTGCCCAAACACTTTCTTAAAAGCATCTCCAATTGTATGAACAAAGTCTTTCAAGAAATGAAACTTCTCATTTAACAGCGCGACACTAGCAATTACTGCTGCAATTGCAAATCCCCACGGGCCTGTTAATACTAATGCAGATGTTCTAATAACAGCGCCTAATAAGGCAAATGCTCGTCCAACTAACGGCAAACGAGCCAATAATAGAACCATCAATCTGCCAAGATTCCCTACCACACCAGCTAATGTAGTAAAAACTTTGAAAAGAAGTAGAGTAGCAATTCCCCACTTAGCAAAATCACCAATAACGGGAAGATCAATAAATTTCAAGAAAGCTATCGTCATTACACCAACAGCCTTGATTACTGCTACTAATGCTGGAAGAACTATATCATCAAAAGCTTTAGCAAATGCTTCAAGAGATACAGGATTAAAGACAGTTAATAATGCTTTACCAATACCAAGAGCAATTGATCCTAAAGCATCAAGAGATCTACGTGAGTCTTCAAAGAATTTTACAACTTTCTTTCTATTATCTTCAATCCATCTAGTTGCTTTTTGGACAGTACGTGTGAAATCATCAATTGTATCTTGTCCACTCCTAGCACCACCAGCGTTAGTAAATGCTAAGAATAATTGAGCTACTGCAATACCAAGTTTGATAATCGATTCTGCCATCTTCTCACCGCGTAAGAAGAATTTTTCAAGTTTAGCTAAACCACTACGTGAACTAGTTGCTTTATCTCCCTTATCAGCTAAATCAATAAGGAAATTGATAAATCTACGTAGTGATGAGATTCCTGCCTTAGCAAGATTAGACGTAATACTAAAGATTTTTAAAGCAAGAGTTGTCAGAAGAGGGATTGTTTTAGCCGACTCTCTTGACATTGTTCTAAAGAAATCAAGTCCTTTACTGCTTGTTAGAGCTTTAGATATTCTTTCAATTGAATTAGCTATTTGAGTAGCTATAAGACGAAGAGATCCGACTACTCGTGAATCTCCTAGAATATGATTTACTCTTTCTACAGCACCAGTAAATGATTTGACAATGATGTCTGTAACAGGACGGAATAAGCGCCGGAAATTTGCTTGAATACGCTTAGCAGTTTCATATAACTGACGTTCAGCAGGAGTTAGTAATGCAAGAGCTTGCTCTAAAGAACGATCTGCTGCGGCGCCTGCTGTAGCTGCTTTAGTTGCAGCCCTACCAGCAGCTACCTGTTCACGTTCAGCGCGGCGTAATGCAGTATTTGCGTCATCTAGAGTACTAATAGCTTGACGAACTTCATCAGAACCTTTTATACCTTGAGTTCGAGCACCACGAGCATCTGTACTGGTTCGAGAAACTTGAAGTCTTGCTTGATCACGACGTATCTGTAGATCTTCAATAGCTCCTACATCACCACTAGCTACTGCTCTGCGCAGTGCAGTTTCAGCATCAAATTGTGATCTGTTAGCTTGACGTTCAGCTATATTTAGGTCTTCGATTTTCTGTCTGGCGCGCTCACGAGCATCAGTCAACGCATCTGTTGCATCAGCTACACGCTGATTAGAAGAGATTAACCCTTCATTAGCACTGGCTATACGATCGGCGGCGGCTGCTTGTGCATCAGCTACACGTGCCTGATCGTATCCCGACTGTGTAACCTGTTTATTGAAGAGCTGTACTGCTTTGAAAACTGCTGTGATTCTCGAAATGGCAGCTACTAAAAGGCCAATAGCTGGTATAGCCTGTCCTACACCTGAGACAAATGCTGCGCCGAGAGATAAACCAGCCTGAACAGCCGCGCCAGCTACAGCTAGTAATTGCCCACCTAGACCGACTAATGCTGTAATTAACTGTTCAGCAAATAGAATAGCACCAAGAACGATCAGCCCGCGCAGATTATTATCAATACGAGCAATTGAAAAAGCTGCCCTATCAGATGTCCGTCCTATTCTTTCAATTGTTCTATGAAGACGACCTAATCGACTATCTACTTCATCTGATGAACGTCCTAAGCGATCAACTTTCTCACGAAATCTACGTACTCCATCATCATCGCCAGTAAAAGCACTACGTATACGTTGTAGTATTCCTGGACGTTGTTGTACTAATTCTGGTTCTACTCGATTGGCCCTAGCAGCGGCTCGCGCACTTTCTACCCGTGCAGATTCTTTAATCTGAAAATCAGCTAAATCTCTTTCATTTCTTTTTCTTTGATCATGGTCACGTTGGACTTCATCCATGATTTCTTCAAGTAAGGATCTACGGTTTCTTGCACCTTGTTCTTCTACTTTTACTTCCTGTTTAACTGTTTCTTCTGTTAATCTTTGCCGTTCTTGTTCACGTCTAGCATGTTCTCTTAGTTCTTGATCAGCAGCTTGTTTCTCATTTTCTCTCGCTCGTTTAAGTTCTTCTGACATTGCACGAGCTGCCTGAGCACTACGATGCAAATCTTCAGATAAACGACTACCAACAGGTTCTTTCTTAGCAAGATTATCCATCTCAGAGGCCAGACGTTTGAGTCCAAATTGAGCCTCATCGTAATCTTTCTTACCTTCTTTTACTGATTTTGTAAATTCAGCATAGGTCTGTTGAGCATCTTTGACAGATCGTTGATTCTTCTTTACAGCTTCAGTATTCTTGTCTTGTGCTCCTGTTAGTCTTTGTACTTCTCCTGAGACGCGATCGACAGCACCAGCACCTTGTGTAAGTGCTCTAACGATAATACGAATAATGTGTTCACTTGCGTCAGCCATATTTATTAAATGGATCAATACCTGCCTGAATATCCCACTTGAGTCGATCGAATCCACGCATACCAGCAGACATCAAAGGATCTTTCTTCATCTTTTCCATCTGACGCTCATTCTTGTGTGGATCTCGAATAGCATCTATAGCACTATCGAATCTCTGATTGATTTTATCAACCATTTTGACTTTAAGTTCTTGACCTTCTTTACTTTCAAGATACGCGCTGTTTGATACAATGGCCCGAATCTGTGCAGCACGTTCTTTATTAAACTCTTCGATCGTAGTTCGTCTAATAAACGAATCATAGAAGAGTTCAAATTTAGAAAAAGGCCAATAAAGAACTTCTTCTAACCGTTCTCCTGGATGTCCTGAGATGAAATGTTCAACGGCATCCCACCAGTTGAATCCGTATTTTGATTCATCGGTGTCTCTATCTCTGGTTCTGGTGGGTTCCATTCCAGAGCTGTCATTAATTCTTGACCGATCTGAACCAGATTCTCGCCCAAAAAACGTTTGATCAAGCTCACATTCTGTCGAATGAAAACTTTAAGAATATCTGTACCTTCATCGAGTGTCAATCCACCGCGATGAGGCGGCTCAGAGATCATTTCTTTGAACCATTCACGCTCATTGTTCTTCTGTCTAACTCCTAGACTAAGAGCAATGATATTCTGCTGTAATTCAGGTACGATATCAATAAGATGAAGGAAAGCCTGAACGACCTTTGCATAAGAATCCCAAAGATCTTTCATAGTTTCCGGAGTAAACTCATCCGGAATACTATCTTTAATCTTCTTTCCTCCACCAGCTATAAGCTCAGCGATATCGATTTTATCGATACCATATTTCCCATCAGAAATATCCTTAGCAATTCTTGTCATCATGTTCAAGAATTCCTGAGCAGGAAACATACCTAATGGAGCTTGAATATAAATTACATCTTTAAAAGTACCATCCGGCATGGGAAATTGAAATACTCTAGAGTATTCTTTATCAGAAGGTTCAATATCTTTGACTGCTTTTTCACTAGCTTCTAACTGTTCATCTTCCATCGTTTTCATACGATTTCGATCTCCCGTCTGGTCAGATCAATTATATATTTACTCGAAAGTTCCTAATTTATGAATATCAGATTGAATTCGTAGAGGAAGGTAAACATCTGTATCTCTGAAAGCTGCATCTGAATAATGTTGTGCAGGCTGACCTTTGATACTTTTTGTATATACCATCCGTCCACCCATTAATATTGGACCCATTACATGTCCTGGTAATGATGTAATTGGCGTACCAGTCTCACCATAGATACCTGTACCTACATCAACAAAGTAAGGATAATCAGCAGGATTTGATTTCTCTCCGCGATCACCTAATGAGTCTTCATTAAAGTCTGGTAATACTCCTGCAAATCCTTGAATCCACCCCATATTTACTTCAAATTTAGGACCATCTGTAGTTACAAGGTCTTTAATCTTGCCTGGCGCATGAGCGCGCAACCTGCTTTCTGCAAAATTAACTGTGTCATTTACAAGGTCAGTGAGCCAAGAATCAATTTGATCATCAAATCTTTTGGCCCACTCTAAAAGACCTTCATTTCCTGTTACCTCTACTTCAATAGACATGGCTTTACTTCTCGTCAAATACGCCACCAAATCGAGCCCGCTCATTAGTAACAGTCGTATCTGCAAGAGCTTTCCATGTAAATGCAACAGTTTGCTGTGTACCTTCCTTGTTATAAACAAGACTTGCTTCCTGCGGTGAGCGCTGAGAAATGCGGAAAAATACTCCTCGAACCCCGCCAGGAGTTATGCCACCATCTAAACTAGGCCGTTGACTCAGAATTACTACACGACGTTGTGTATAGGTACTAAATGGTCCAAGCGGCAAGAAACGATTGCCTGTCGTACCATTGACTGTGATTGTATCTCCCTCAAAAAGTAACTGCATCGTATCAATATCATTTCGTGATACCGCCGCAGATACAGACATTTCAGTGCTATTAGGTAGCGTGAAAATATCAGCATTGATCTGATCAATAGTATATGTCTGCTCACCATTGTTATGTGTTACGGTGATCCCGCCGAGAGTAGGGCCAAGATCAAACCAACCTGGTTTTACATCATAAATTCCTACACCGGGAGTTGTGACTGCAATGGTTGCAACTGGCGTTGTACCACCTGTAAAAGCAGGGTTGACAATAGTAATTGAAGGAACGTTTGTATTACCAAGCTGACTAGAAAATGTTAGAACAACGGGTGTACCCGGTAAAGGCCCTCCAGTAGCTACAACTCCACCAGTACCAATAGTTGATAAAAGCTCAAGAGCTGCCTGAACCGCCGCAGCAGTAGCGTTGTATGCAATTGCAGCAGTTTTATAACCACGAAATTGAAGTTTGAAAGTACCGCCGGTAGGAGTACCAGTAACAGTAAGCGTCTGAACCTCATTAGCATTAGACGCTGTACTCATGTAAATTATATCAGGAAGATCTGTAGGGACAGCAGTAGTCATTGGTGCAAAAACTATTCTTGCTGCACCGACAATGAAATCCTTAGAAAGATCATGCTCTGTTCCTACATCAAGAACAGTTCGTGTCATTGTAATTCTCCTTGATTTGGAACTTGATTAGGAGCTTGATGAACTAGAACTAGACGAAGAGGATGATGAAGAAGATGACTTCTTTTTATCTTCAATAATTTCAAAGACGCAACCTACATCTTGAAGACGATCTAACTCTTCTAGAGTTACTTCACCTTCTTCTCCTAAAACTAAATCATCTCTATCAGATAAGCTGATCTTACCAGTATAATTTCTGCTATCAGCATTTCTTGTATAACGAACCTTGACCATCTCATCATTTTTTGTATCAGCCATATTATTCCTTAGTTATTTTTTAGATTGGTATTGAAGATTGTCTGTTTAATGCATATTGAAATCTAGATGCGTGAAGAACATATAGATCTCCCTGACCATCTTGTGTATCTCTAATCCAAGTAGAATTTACTATTCCTCCACGAGGTTGTGTTACTGTATTTACAGTACCAAGTAAGTTTCTACTTCTACGGATGACGGTCAATACAGCTTCAGTTGTGCGTTCAATCCTTCTATGTGCAACAGATTCATAGAATAATTCTTGTCCCTCAACTACCGGACCAGCTTTTACTATCATCTCAACAATTACACTAATTTCAACTAAGTCCATTTGATCAAATTGTGTATTACCTGTTCCGGGGCGTGAAGCATAAGCTATCACAGATATATTAGGAAAGCGATCTAAGGTGGACTGTGAAAGCGACTTATGTGGGCCTTGAAAGATATTGTTAGAGGAAATATTTTCAAGACCTTTAGCTCTAATTCCAACATCATATCCTGCTGCCTCGAATTCTAAATCAGCTTGCTTCCAGCGTTCTTGCTGTCGAGATATTTCACTATTTATTCCATCTATTAAAACTATCCTAGCTGCGCGTCCTACTATTTCAAATCCTGTAAGATCCTCAATAAGTCCACGATTTCCAATAAGCATTTCAGCTACCATATTGATCTATCCCAGACATTCCTAGAAATATATGGCACAGAATCAGGAGGATATGGATAAGTTTCTTCTGGTGGGAAACATCTAGGATCTCTTGTTACATGTCTATCTAAAGTTTCACTAACTGCCATCTGACTTTGTGAAATAGCTAATGGAGTATAAATATAAGGTCGTGCAAGAATCCAAGATGATTCTCTACGTCTCATTAAATCATCTTCTTGAAGCTGAATTAACTTAGAACGATCAGTGTAAGAAGTAATTTCTGCTGGATCGTTACCAACGCTTCGAGAAATAATTTGACTTCCCCAGGCATCGCGCGCTGAGGGAATAAGTTGAAGAGCTACTAAAATACCCAGATAATCTAGAAGTAATGGATTAAGTGAAGATTCAAGCGGAGTAGTTGGCGGCAATGTCATAACTCGACGCTTGACTGTCTCAATAGCTAAAGTAATATATGTAGCACCAAAGTAATCAGATTTCAGAAGAAGATTCCAGGTTTGTCCACCTAGATACATACGTGCATAATCTGCGACAGAAGCTAAAGATGGTGCCGATGAAATCGGATCAGCAATTACATAGATCTCTTCGCCAGCTATGCGATCAGGTTGAGTTGTTATCCACTCGTATTCCCAAATACCAATAGCATTTAATGATATGTTAGAACGAAATTCACCTATCCCATCATGAATAATTTCAGAAGTAGGATAAATATAAGTATCAATAATGCTAGAAGAATTTTTAACTGATATCTGAAGACTTATAGGATCAATTAGTTCATCTAAGTCATTTTTTACCGTAAGATGAGTAATTATTGTACTTCCACGCTCTATAATCTCAGTCATGGTACACAATAAATTCTTGTTTTGAATGTGATATAGTCAAACTACCAGTAAATTTATATGTGGTGTGAATTGTGAAAACTTGATTTGCTAATGGTATAAGTTGTATAATTGCATTAGCAGTGTTAGTTTCAAAAGCTCGCCCGATAATTCGCACCTTCTGCTTTATAAGTAAATCAGTAGTATTTAGTTCAATAACTTGATTAGCAAGTATAATATGTCTATTAGTTATATTAACAGGCCATACTATATTTGTTTCAAGAACTTTAGTAGATGTTATTGTCTTTAAATATCTGATAGCAGTAGAAGTATTAGTTTCAGATGCTAGACTTATTAAACGAATCTTATGAGAACTCAATGAATTTATACTATTTATTTCTTGTGATGTACTGATAATACGAATCTTATGTACAACTGATAAACCTATAGTATTTGTTTCTTGTGAACTTCCAGTAATATGAATCTTATGTCCACTTAGTGGATTTGCGATATTTATCTCTTGCGATTCTTCAATAGTACGATTCTTGTGTACACTTAATGAATTTGTAGTATTTATTTCTTGTGATCTACCAATAACATAACTTTTATGTATTCCAAATAAATTGGTAGTATTTGTTTCTTGTATTTCACTGATAACTTTGTCCTTGAGTTTCCCAAGAAATTGAGTTGTATCAATAGATTCGACTGCCATAACTACTAGTGTCTTGCTGTTCTTAAGCGTAAATGTGTTATCTATTTCACTTGATTGAATAACAATACGAGTTTTAGCTCTAGTAATAGCCGATGAAAAATTAGTATCTATAGTTTGAGCACCAATCTTTATCTTGATAGCTTTAACACTAGATGATGTATTATTCTCTAAAGCTTGGCCGATTGTAATAATAGTTGGACTAATGCCTGCGTCCGGCACCACTTGATGACGATGTTGCAGTGCTGGAAAAAACGGACGCATTAATCGCTACTTAGCAACGAATCAGCAGTGAACATTTGCGCACGACGTTGGACAATTGGATTAACTGATTGAGGAAATCCATCACCAATTGATCGGCCAATAATTCCACGGCTAACTGGTCCTAACATTCCGTTACTTAGAACGGCTGGACGTACACTGGCACCGCCTGATGCTGATACCCCTGCGCGGGCTGACACACCGATTGTTCCTAAGTCTGCCATTAACTTGATGTATCCCAAGTACTAGTTTCAATTGCTAGACCAAATGCAAGAGAGCCAGCAAAGCCTTTGACAATCACAAAAGTACGACCAGCGAAATCACCCGTGCCAGTGAACGTATCTCCGTCGACCAACCCTACTGGTTGCAGGATTTCATACAGTCCACGAAGCCATCCGCGTAGCGTAATCACACCTTCGTTGAGGAGTAGACGCGCCAAATATAGATTACCATCGAGCGATGTACTAAATGACACAGATCCTTCCCATGAGCTACCGACAGAAGTTAGTGCGACCGTAACCGCAGAACCCGTTCCAGCAGCAATTCGGGCAATATACAAGCCGACCGATGCTGAGCTTGAACTAATTACCAAACTACTACCAAAAGTTCCAGTGACAGCCGTCGTATTTACTACGGTACGCACAGTTATAGCAACACGAAAGCTATCGCCTGTTTTCAGCGAGTAAAAATCACCAAATATATAGAGCTTGTAAAGACTGACCGTGTCACCATCTAGAATGCCGAGAATAAACGAACGATCATCGGCGACCATAAACCAACCGCGCGCCGTCGCGCTCGCCGTTGCGGACTTTCGCCAGTTCGCTGTAGCTAACGCTATTTGAGCTGTCGTTGGGAATGGGTTCGTGCCCGTCGACACGGCCGTCATCGCCTCATAGCCACGGACAGCAGCTTCCTGCCCGGACGCTCCCGTCAGCCCGTTAGACGCACCGTTGTCGTTCACGTCAAGATAGAACTGATTGCCCGCACCCATGCGGAACACTGCGGCATTTGTTGCAGTAAATGGCTTGGTCCACCCAGCAGCCGCCTTCGCGCCGTAGCCTGCGACCAAGCATTTGTCGAGTAAATTAACAAGAGAACCTGCTTGTCCATCCAAAACAGGTGCTGATGAATCGCTTGAACGATAGATTGTCGGAGCGGCCATCTAACCGATCTCGATTACAGTCATACCAGCAGAAACTGTCTTTGATGCAGCAGGAGTAGTAGCTAAACGAAATACAAGCCTTCCAGATGGCGGTACCCAAATACGTTCTTCCGGTGCTGGCACCCACTCATCACCTACCACCCAATTAAATGATCGATCTAGATGTGGATCACCTGTTAAAGTATGATCAGTAGTAATAGACTGTGATGTAAAAGTCGCTGCTGGATCTCCAACTTCTAATGGTTGTGGTGTCTCAGTTGTTCCTGTTTGTGAGTCAGACGCACGTTGTAATAATACACGACCGTTCTCGCTTGTTACATTTCCTGATTGTCCTACCCATGCTCGAATTACGCATAGAACCATTGTCGATGGAGCGCTAATTCGGATAAGATCTTTAGCTGTTGTGACAGCTATCGCGTTAACCGTTACGGTATAACGACGCATTTACGATGACCTGAACCAACCAGCAGCAGCAACTTGCAATGTTACATCGCTACCATCAGGTATAATCACAAAATCTAATCCAGCTAATGGTATAACTGATGAATCTGTTCCACCCGTTGTATCAGGGTCATAGCATACGAGTGCCTTTGCAATCTGGTTGCCTGCCGATGCTGTCCATGTCTGGTCGGCAAAGTCAGAATCAAATCGGTCATTAGTATCATCAACTGTATTTGTAACTGATGTAATTGTCTTGCGACCCATTGTTGTTTGTTCATTAGATGAGCCAGCTAGCAATGAAGCAAGATCATCATAATCTTTTAGTGTTGCATCAGCTTCGATACCAGTTGATTCAAGCAAAACGATAATGAGTGCATCATTTGTAGCCGGTAGTTCGGCATAGAACTTCACTTTTCCTTTTGCAATGTTTGCTACCCAATCAGCCATTAGGTATTATCATGACCTTCATGTGGGTGGGGGTGAGCATCCTCAAGAGTTTTAACTAAATCTCTATGAAGAATATTTCCACCTGCGCCAGTACCAGAAATAGTCAAGTTGTGATCTCTTATCAATTTCGTCAGATCATCATTTGACATTTTTGCAAAATCCGTACTATGTTCATGATCTTCAGGCGACTCATCAGTTTCCGAACTTGATGTTTCAGAAGAAGATCGCTCAATAATGGTTTGCTTTTTTCCTCCTGTTGTCTTTTTTGACTCTTCAGATAATTCAACTGTTTCGGTTGTTTGGGTGGTACCTTGTAACTCTTCCGTGGAGACGATCTCCCATATGTCTTCCTTTTTACCGGCATGAATCTCCTCTGTGACAAAATCAGGAAGATCTTCATAAACTTTTCCGGCATGGCCAACTTCTGCTTTGGTTAAATGTGTATAAGTTCCATCAAGCATAAGCTTAGATGTACGTGATACATAAACCATTTGACCATCTTTTTTCAGGCGATAACCCATGATTACGGCCCTACATCCATGATCAAAATACACTCTGGTCTATTGATTCGGGGCATACGAGTTGAGATCTGATGCCAGTTATACGTATCAGATTCATCAATCTTGGCAAATGACTGCTGCCCTGATCTGAGAACAACACTTTGATAACCAGTACGAACTAACACGCGTCCATCAAACATCTCAACAAGAGGTTCACCTTCATATGGATCACTTGTAGTCATAATAACTACATTATCCGGAATCCATTTATTGATAGCGCTCATGCCGCGAGCAAATGAATCTTCAGAACGATAACCAGCATCAGTTACATGCCATTGAATCCGCGCAGGATCTCTTAGGCGTGTATTAATATCAGCCATCTGTGGGATGAATTGCGCACGTTCACTACCAGTCAATAAGACTTTAGCTTCGTTTGAATAGACAAGATTACGCATAGTCTCGCCATTAAGCCATATATGAACACCATATTCACCAGCATCATTACCAAGTTTGACTTGAGCAGCTTCTAAATCAGTAACTGGCAATCCATTTGTAGCGTCATTCCAGTTTGATGCATTAACAAAATGAGTAGGATCATAATCATAAACCATTGTAAAACCTTGACCAGGATCATCTTCAAATATAATCTGAAGCTGTCCAGTCAAAATGGCTGTCATAGTCATTTTATCTGATCGGTTTTCATTACGTAGGAACATACGTGATCCAAGTTCCTGAATATCTAAACCGGCGCGCATTCTAATATCTGGATCTTGACTTTCAAGCTGGCGACGAAGACGCTCGTCAATAGGAGCTTTCTCTGCAATCTGAATTAATTCAATGTAAGATTCTGTATATCGAACACGAGCTGAATAAAGAGGAACAGAAGCACCAATTGCCTTCAAAGGTGCCAGACCAGCCCCTCCAACTTCCATTCTACGAAGCTTAATCTTATCTTCAGTAGTAGAAACCATGCTGGCAAGCTGACGTGCAGGTCGTGCTTGCTGTTCTAAAGTCAATAAACCAGATCTACGAATAATCGCAGTGTTTGTAACCTGATCTCCAAGGTCAAAAATCGACATTTAAATCATCTCCTTTCTAAGGATGCCTGATAGTGACACCATGAGCGGCAGCCCAGGTATCAATTGCTGATTTATATGTCGAATAGTTCTTAATGAAATCTGCATCGATTACTAGACCTGCCTGTAAACCATATACAGGCATCGATCGATCTGCTTCTGAGGTAACACCAAGAAATTCTTCTACACCATCAACTAGACCATAAATAGTTCCTGTTCCGGTATATTCACGAATACGATCGTTTCCAGCGCCACCATTATCAACCTTGATGACCATTGTGCCGGGCTTATCCCATGAACCAATGAGAATTCGCGGGTTAAATCCAACAGATGAACCAGCAGTTGTCTGCCCAACAGTTACAGCAGGCGTAGTACCACCAGTTAATCCTGCACCGGATGCAGTCATAGCCGGAACATTCTGATGTCCTAGATCATTAACAAATGTCACAATCCAAGCTGTACCAGGACCAGGCCCGCCAGTGACGCGAACATCACCATCACCGATAGTTGAAAGAGCTTCTAGAGCAGTTTCAACCGCATCGGCCGTGGCGTTGAATGCAATGTTTCCTGTAGTTGCTCCACGGAATGTAAGAGTGATATTTCCGCCGGTTGGAGTACCGGTAATAGTTACTGTTTGAACTTCATTAATCCCGCCAGTACCGCCACCTTCTAAACTAGTAGCATCAAACGTGGCAGAAATACTAAATTCTTTGCCATTGATAATACACGAGCCATGGCCGACATCAATTGATCGAGTGAGCATTATTCACTCTTTCCATTGCTATTAGTACTACTGTCAGATAACTTGATTCCAGCGGCTGCTAAAACACCTGGATGCTTCTTCTCATGACGTTTTAGAATTTCATCATCACTGAGAGTAGAAATATCTTCTTCCTCTTCTTCCTTACCAGGCTTACCTTGCTCTCCCGGACCATTTTCTGAAGTAGATTCAGATGGTGGCTTTACGATTTCTCCTAGAGCAACTTTGCCATCGTCTGCTTTTTTCAAAGCACCGAAAACGCGCCGGAGAGCATCAGTAACAGACAATTCACCAGTAGTGTTTTTATCATCGGCAAAATGATCAGACTGCACGGCAGGGCCGCCATCATCAGCAAGAGCTAAGGCATGAATCTCTAAAAGCATTCCTCCAAAACCATGTGCTTCATCAAGACCCATACTTTTTAGTTCAACGATAAATTTATCAGCTTCGTTGACTGCGCGAGTACCTAGAAGACGATCAACTTTTTCCGCAAGTTCTAGACTTTTCTTTTCTGCCGAAGCAGCGCGATCTTCTGCTGCTTTAATCTGTGCCTTAGCTTCTTCCGAGAGCTGAAGCGTTTTTACGTCATCTGCCATATTGCCACCACCCCTCGGTGTTTCGATTTCTTTGTCATCATCAGATAAAGGTGCTTTTTCACCTGTTGGCATTTCTCGTTGTTCATCTGGAATATAAACTTGTTTAGTAGCTTTCCATTTATCACTATCTGAAAGTTTTACTTCGCCATCTTTTACAGTAATAGATGCAACCCAAGAATTAGCTCTATCTCCCCAACCATCAGTAATTAAACATAATCCAGGTTTAGCTTCAATACATCGATATCGAGGAATATCTTCTTCAACTAAATAACTAGTAGATGACATGCGATTTTTTTGCTTAGTACGTCGTGCTTCATCCAAAATATCATTGACTCTTTGCTTTAACCATTCAGGGCTATCTTCTTGAGGCCATGAGATAGTAGGTTCAGCGAGAAAATCATCATCAGGTGCAGGATCAGCTAGAACTACAATATATTCGTCTTCTGATGGACCATCATCAGAAAGAGTAAGAGGAACAGTTAAAAACTCTTCTGATTCTGAAAGAGCTTCTACTGGACGACCAAAGCGCGGCATTCCGCGAAGCCATGCCTTAGACGTTAGAGCTACATGTTCAAGCGCTACTGGATATTTCTTTCCAGTATCAGTTCTCTCATAATCATAAAGAAAACCTGCTGAGCGATTTGGAACTAAACCATCGAGAAACTTTTTGCGAGTTTTCTTATCGGGAATACTATAACCACCCATAAGAACATCTGCGGTGGTTCCATCGCGAAGTTTGCCTTTTGCAAGCTTTAATTTCTCAATGTAACCATGATTTTCAGTAGGTTTATTATCATGAGATTCTGGAACAGTTACATCTTCAATTGCATTATCTTCAAATGCATCTACAACGTCTTGAAGACCAATTTCACGTCTTTGATCTTTTGAATGACCTGAAATAATCTTCAGTGGAATACGCTTTTTACCGCCTTTGCCGTCTGGTCGTAGAGCCCACTGTCCAGCTCGCGCGATCGGAGCCCAAATCAAACCATCTTTCTCAGTAGCTTCAATCTTTGTAGAATCTGCTGCTAGAAATACTTCAAGCTCACCAGCAGCTTTACCAGGCAACGGTTCTGATAAATCTACAGTTTCATGAGTTAATTCATCATCTTGGTCAGTTAAACCAAGTTGATCAAATTCTTCTGGATCAATTTCAATACCATTATCACTAAAGATCTTTTTAAGTGCTTCTCCAAGTTTCATGATTCTTCTTTCAGAATATCGGCAAGAGTTTTAGTATCTACATTATCTAATAAGATAGCAATATCATTATCGATAATTGAACAAGAGACAGATTCATGCTGAGATGACTGAGACATATTAGTTTTATGTCTTCCCTTGCGCCAATTCTTAGTTCCCGTTATAATATCTTTAAGAACAGCACAACGCTTATTAGCCATCTCTTCAGCTAGACCATTACTCATTTGATCTCGTTTGCATTCTGCAAAAGGATGAGCACTCTTACGGTATTTGCCGAGAATGCCTTTCAATTTAGCTCGTGCGTGTACTCCTACATTCTCTGCTGTGAGCTGTAGACATTGATCTTCTGATAGACCAATAGCATTCAAAATATCTTCTATTTGCGCCTCTACTACGGCCTGTCCTCGCGCGCGTCTATCTGATTGTGCTTCGGAGAGATTCATCGCGGCGCGACCGCCAATGAGAAAAGTGCTTTACAACCGTCAAGCCCACCATGCTTGAAGATCTGTGAGCATTGGCGTGTGTATTTAGGCGGGAGCATGAGGGTTGTATAGGACTCGATCGGTGACCATATCCCGCAGAATGGACACCGCAGCATCCTGCCCATGAGCAAAGGCTGATCCTGCTCTGTATCGCTAGGCACCGATGTTGCGAGACTACACGCAATTAGCGAGTATCATGTATACTCCAAAAGGAATAACCAGAAGAGACTAGTTATCAATTAGTATTAACTATTTATGGAGAGATAATGACTAGATCAAAAGTTTGGACATGTCAAAGACAATCTGGTGGGCTTAAATGTGGTTATCAGAATCCAAAAGTTAAAAAGAAGTGTCTAAAGTGCGGTAAAGCACGTCCACCAAAGAAAGCTATAGCTCATAAAGCTATTCTTGAAGAAATGCCAATCGAAAAATGGATTGAAATCTTTGGTAATGAATGTGGTATTTGCAAGAAATCTGGTGATGAAACACAACTATATCGTGACCATGATCATCATTCTCATGCTGCTCGTGGAGTATTATGTTTCAGATGCAATACACCATTACGTGACTATATGACTCTTGAATGGATGACTAAAGCAGTCATATATCTACAAAATGCAGAGCTTTTTGGTATCATGCCAACACTTCAAAAAAAAGAAGAAAAAGAAGAAAAACCATATCTTCAATTGACACAGAATGGAAAAGTTACTCATCATCGCATCACCAGATGACGCAATACGCTATACTCGCGGAGAGCCCGCTGACTACGGGCTTAACTCTCTCCATTCAGTCACACGCCGCCGCTTCCTCGCCTTCCTTGCCTGGAGCGGCGGTTGTGTTTCTAGACTAATTAAGAAGTATTTGTTGATGGTGGACGAACGCAATCACGTTCGACATCAACTACTAATTCTCCGCGAGCTACAGCTACAGAGATTGCATGGGCAATTGATTTGGTACCTAGACGCCTAGTCAGAAGCTGTACATGACATTTAACTGTACCTGGTTCAATATATAGCTCAGCCGCAATTTCGCGCCCACGTAAACCTTGTGCGTATAAAGCAAGAATCTCAAGCTGTCTTGGAGTTAAGTTTTGTCTCACTACAACTTATACTTCTGATTTAGATTTTCTTTCCTTATTTATCTTAATACGCATGTCTGATATCGCGCGATAAACTCCCATACGTATCTCTGACACTGATCCCAATGCTCTATGTTCTTCAGGTGCATTAGCAAGTGTCCATGACATATTCTCGCCACTCTTCAGAGCTTGTGCAGGAATGAACAATTCTGCTATTAAGACAAAGTTTCCATTCCACCTAACTGTAGGGTCATCAACAGGATCATTTTTATCCTGCTTTTGCACCATCAGACTAAATCTGGCGCCATTATCATTTAGTCTGTTTCGTAAATCTGATGTCAAATCCGTCTTCTTAAAGAATGATTTTTTCTCTGTTGGCTGCATTGAGCGCCAAGAGAGTTTTGCTGGAAATGGGCCATATTGTACTGCAATCTGTGTATAATAGTTAATACCCAAATAACTTGTTGCACGTCCAGTTATTGCGCCAATCATGTTTTTCAGCTCTAAGAGACGCCATTTATGAAAGTTAGGACCAGGAAAGAAGTGTTTTATTAAACTAGAAAAACCTTTTGACTTAGCTTTTTGAAGCTCAATTGTATCTTCTCCATTTCGTGCTAAGAATACATCATGATCAGCAGTTAGAATATCAAATTCACTATCTTTGACAATAATCTTTACTGCCATACCGTGTGCATCATCTCCCCACTTCAGCGGGGCAGGAGCATTAGGAGAAAAGCGAATAAAAGTATCATATTCACCTGACTCAGAGAAAATTCCATATTGATATTCTGCTGGTACATCTTTAACAATCAACCTACCTTCTACCATATGTCCAGTAGAATGCTGATCTCTTGTAGCTAAAGTATTAGGGACATAAGAACTTTCATATTCATCTACTGCTAATCTAGTAGCCAACGCCACAAGCATTCTTACCTTAGGTGTATTGCTTTCCCACGCCGTAGCAGGAGGATATTTTTCAATAGCTTCACGTACTTGCTGAACAGTAGCTTGAGGATATGCAGCGTAAAATAGTCCTGTTTTAATTTGCTTATCTATTAGATATTTCTTTAGAGATTCTGGTTTATTATCTTTAGGACATCCAATACATCTTTGAAATATCTCATGAAAAGATGTTAATATCGATAAATCACTCAGATATTGATCTTGATCTCCATCAAATATAGATGAAAAGATAAGATGAGAAATATTATCTTTAAGTTGATCAGTTATAACAAACCTAGCAAAATGAGTCTTTGGTAGATCTTGAAATGGACTTAAGCTAATATTATGAAGTAAAGTTAGAAGATGATCATTTTCTTCTGGCTTTATAGGACATATAGCCATAAATATTGATGCTTGGTTTTGACCTGTAATTCCTGCCTGCTTGAGAGATCGCTCTATTCCTGCTGTTGTAGCGCTATATGCAGCGTAATAATGATCAGCTTGCCCATCTATTCCAAGCTCATGAGATTTTATATAATCCATGAATGGTTGAACAGGAACCGGTCCAGGGAACCCTTCCGAGCTGCCCCAAAATACTTTCATACCACGACTTAGCTTATAGCTAAATGCTTCTATATATTCTATCCATCCGCGTTCTTCATCTTCAGCAGTTAATAGATCACCTGTGCCATTGAAATTACTTTCAAAGTACAATAAGGTTTGATCAAGCTTAATTTTTATGCCAGCTACATGAGAAGGTACATAGTTAATAACTGTCCATTGTGCAAAATGTATAAATTGTAGTTCTTTTAAAGACTTCGTAAGAACTGAGAATTTATTAGTAGCACTAAATAGCAATGGCAACCAGATTCGTCCCCACGGTTTAACAGGGCTCGTTACCGTAAGAGCAATTGTCTTTCCAGCGATATTTCTACTGCTAGACAAAAGAATACCTCTATGAGAGGTATTTAACTATCTGTACTTTTATATTATCGTATTGGACATGAACCCAATTTATTCCCATCTGTATTTTTTCAGTAATAACTATCATTACTTTATCGAATTGTTTATCTAAACGTAATTCGATACCATTATCTTTATCATTCCAAGATTTAAGAATTGATTTTGATAGATACTTTGGTAGCTTCGGAATAGGCTTCTTAGCCTTTTCAGACTTTGGCTCATTTGATTCAGGTTTTGAATCAGGCGTGTGCGTCTCGACAGACGGCATGGCGGGTACGGCGGGCATGATTGCCCCTCCCGGTAGTTGTCGAGCCTAAGATACCCCAGCTACCTGCTGATAGGCCAACCAGACAACAAATCCGCATGTAAGGATTTGAATCAAGCGCTCTCCGGCCCCTCCTGTGGTTATTCGCAACGAGCGCGGGAGCAGATGAATTGGTTTGCGATAAAAAGGGCCTAGCAGCTTTGATCCCTGGCACGTCATAGCATCTGCGATCGAATGCATACCGTACCCAATCATCGCTCCTATACCGGCCGCTTGTCCTAAATCAGATATAGTTTTTTTAGAAGGTTCATGGATATGAATTGGTAACGAACTTATTGCGTCAAGAATAAATGCTATAATACCTACCCCTAGCAATCCAATGATAGCTCCTAGTGCCATTGAAATTATTAGACCTACTAATAACCAATGAGTCCAACCACGATGCTTAAAATGTAGTTTAATTCCAAAACTATGCTCAATTTTTCTTTCAAGTTTTAGAGAAATTGGCAATGGATGTTCTAAACGATCAGGACCAGGAGAAAAATACCACGCTGTTCCTATAATCACACCACAAGCGATAAGTGGAGGAGTTGTTAGAACACAAGCACCAGCGGCTGCTGTTGCTCCTATTAATTTATGAGTATCATTATTCACTATTAATCCTTTCTCTCCACTGATCAAATAAGAATGGCGGTGCATCATTAAACCAATGGTGTAATTCTCCAGGTGGATAATCACTGACAACTTGATATATAAACCAAGCATGGATTTGCTGCCACATTTTCAAATCATGATATTCTTTTCTATGCCAATCTATCCATCTAAGCCATCTATATAAGAAAAGTAATAATTCTTCTATAAGAAGAAAAAACAATAGACGTTTTATCATTATTTATCATATCCGGCATGTATGTGAGTAGAATGATCTCCTCCGCAAGATGAACTGAGACAAGCAAAAGCAGGCCCAGGACCATCTAAATCTAAACCGTAGATTAGCTCAGTAGGATGAATCGGCCCAGTCATTTTGGCTATCTCGCGACCTAGCTGCCAACATTTACCAAATGGGCCATGAACAGTAGAATTACAAACTTCTCCATCAATTATTCCAATATCTACCGCTCGACCAACAGAGTGATTTGAAATATTACCACTAGTAGTCATTAAGCTATGCTCGCTTTTCAGAGAACTAACTTGAATCGTATGACTTCTTCCAATAGCTACTAGAAGAGAAGTTACTCTTGAATCAATTTGTCCTGTACTCAGATCATTACGTTGTGCTGATGTAAGAGTGATTCTTGGCGCTGGACCGATAACAAGCTTCAAAACATCTTGAGCATTTTGTGTGGTTGCAGCAAGAGATGGTGAACCACCTGATGCTAAAGCACCGCGATATTCAGTTGCCTTAGCAAGTACCTTAGCTACATACCAATCTGCATGATTATAAGAAAAAATAGCTTTATTATAGTTATCTGGTGCTCCACTTGCCTTCAATAATACAGCAGCAGTAGGAATAGCATCTTCTATATCGTATCTAGATTTTACTCCATCATGATTACCGTCTACGGCATGTGCGTCGAATGTAGCTTGCAAGAATTGCATACAGCCACCTGCACCTGCTGAATTTTCACCACTATGTACACCTTGCGCAGTAGATCGACAATGATTTGTTTCAATACTGCCAATAGCAGCTAAAATAGCCCAATCAATACCATAAGTTTGTCCTGCATCAAGATAAAGTGGTAGAACATTAGCTGGAATATCTGATACAGCTAAAGAAGATGGACTAAATATACCTTGACCAGATTGATTCTGATTAGTTTTACTTATCATGCCCGCTATGGTCATAATAATCATAAATACAAGTAAAATAATAGCGATCGCTAAACCGCTAATAATTTTCCTACCTATTGATGTCTGAGAAGCTATAGCTAAAGGAACAGGCATAACTTCTCTTATCGAACTATTTTAGTAATAAGCCACTTATTATTGATCAATTCAGCAATAATATTCATGCTGTAGAATAGCTTACCATCATCAACACTAGCTATAAAAGGTATTTCTGTTTCTGTACCCCCTTCAGCTACTTGAACAGTTATTTTTAACTTCAGATTACGTTGATTATTAAGTATACGTGGAGACTGTAAAGAATTAATCAGATCTTCGCTAGCAAAATGTATCTTACTAGCTTCTAGCTTTCCATAAGTAAATAAAATATAATCCTTCAAGAATCTTTTAGCAGATAATCTAGATTTCGTTAATGAAATCTTATACTCTTCAGAAGAATTTGATGTTACTTGTTCTACTTTTTGCGGTACAAGATTATTTTGTATCTGTTCTTGTGGAACAGGTACAGATACCGATCCAGTATTAACTTTATCTTGATTGTCTTGATTAGGAATTAGACTATGTAAAAAAACCATAATAACCGCTGTGATCATTAATGCTATAACAATAGCAGGCCAAACCCATCTATCTTCTTCCTGATAGAAATTTCGCTCCCCAAATTCGCTTATTCGTGTTAGAAGATTAGATATCATGACTATTTCGATTTTGCTGTTCTTCTAGATTAGAATCTGAAGATGATTTACTAATTAGCCAAGTCTCTCCATTTGGTCCAACTATTCTAAAATCTTTGTAAATTAGATCTTTTCTAATTTGTGTTTTAGAAGATAAAAATGTTCTTTCATTAAGATAAAATCCATTTCCTGGTTTATCTATAGTAAAGAATAAAACTTCATCAGTAGATCCACTTACATCATATGCCAGACGTAAAAGCCCACGTATTGTAGCCATCGGCCATATACTTGAAGAAGTTGAAAATATTTTAACTTCTATTTTTTTATCTACTAGTGTTAGAAGTTCTTCAAGAGTTTCCTTATATAGTTCTTGTCCTTTACCACTATCAACGTATTCATCTTCTAGGCGCCATTCACGATACTCATCTTCCTTACGAAGTTCTTCAATCGTTGGCATCCAATCTTGCATCATTGGTTGATGAGTCATAACAGATATTAGAACCAAAAGAAAAATCATTCCACATAGTAAAATAGCAGAGATACCTGTTACAAAATAGACAAATGTAGGAATAATAAATGAAAATACTATAAGGATAGATGTACGTTTCATGTTTTATATATTAATCATTATCAAACATCTTTGGACGATTGGTTTTATCTTCTTTATCTTGAGAAACTTCGGAAAGTTCTTTTTCTTTCTTCCACATCTGTACTCTATCAGATAAATCTCTTACTGGACGGATTCTAGGCTTATCTTGTTTTTCACTCTCATCTCGATAACGTCCATCTGGCCCATAAGGAACAGTCGAATCAACTTTATGATGTCCGTTACTAAATCCACCATTGCGTGACGCTATCTCGCGTGTCTTCTGAGCTACTTCCTCTTCTGAAAACATCTGCCCGTCTGGACGATCTCTACGCGTCTCACGAGCCTGTACTTTTTGACTAAGGTTCTGGTATGTCTGTTTATCCATTTGACGCGCGCGTAGAGCTTCAAGTTCACCTCTCTGTTTATCGTTTAGAGAGAATTCCTCAGCACCAGGAATATTTGATCGTGACATCTTATCACGATTTTCCAAATCAGCAATAGATGATCTACGACGATTTTCTCTGACAATCATATTTTGATCATTCAAATGCTGTGATTCTAACTCATCTAAGGCAGTATTATTCATACCTACTGCATCTATCATTCTACCAGTATTTCCTGGAGCGACTGTAGAAAAGTTTCCTACTATATCTTTAATACCTGTTTTTGTCTTATGATTTTTATCATTTTGATTTGATTGATCTGATTGGTCAGAATCATTTTCAGCAGGTAAATAACTAGCAGGACGATCTTTTTTTAGTTCATTTCTATTAGACTTGATTGCCTCAAGAGGACCAGTCATTCTGTTAGTGAACATTCTAGCATTTCTTCTCATATAATATAAATCGCGCATATGTTCACTAGCTGATTTACCTGGTCCAATAACACCAGTTGTCATTAAGACCTGAATTTCCTTACGCTTGAAGACACAAAGCCAGAAAAACATTGCCAGAAGAGTAAATGCTAACCATCCAAGATCTGATGTTGCACCAAACATTGCATTAGATATTGCAAAGATAAATGAAAGAATAATAGCATATAGAACAATCTTTATAGGCTGATCAATTAGTTTTCTAAGCCAACCACGAAAGATCTTATGGCCTAAATTAGGAAACATTCCAGCAATCATTACAAATGGCGTGCCTGCTGCTAAGAACAATGCAAAAATAGCTGCTAGAACAATTCCTAATGACATTCCACCAATAAGAATCGCTGCACCGAGGGACATACCTCCTACAAAACCTGTATACAGAAGACGTTCTCCTGATGCTTCCTTTTGCTGAATATCTACTGCTGGTTTATCTGCTGCACTAACTTTATAGTTATCAAATTGATGTAATCCTGCTTGAGTGGATAAATTAACTGGATTTTGCGGACTTGGCGCTGGCGCGTTAGGATCAACAGTTACAACTGATCCTTGACTTGATACTGAGGGAATTTTTCCATCTCGCAAAGCTTCATATTCAAGCTGTCGTGGCGGTGAATTAGCCACCCCAGCTTTTAGCCAGCGATCAGCATACTTTTTCTTGTTATCAATAAGGTTATTTTTATCACAATCAGATGATGTAGATTTAACCCAATTTCCTTGCTTGTCTACACAATGTTTCATGCCGCCGAAGTTCAAAACTACCCATGGGTCATATACAAGAGTTTCAAACATCGTATTGGCTGATGCTATCTTGGCACTCTTTGTATCTTGTCCATTTATGGCGCCCAATAATGCATTAGCCATCTCATTAGTTATTCTAAATGCTCCACCAAGCAGAAGAGGCATATTAGCAATAAGAAACATGCCAATAAGAATGTATAATGCTGACATTCCGAGAGCACTAAATGTCGGTACTACTTCTCTTTTAGCTAATGCTTTATGAGCTGCCCAACCTCCTACTAATACAAATCCTAATGACATCCATGCTCCACCAAGAGCATTATAAACATTATTCATTGAATCAACAATAGGTTTCATTACGCTATTAGGACCATTAATAATATCTAATGAAAATGCCCAAGTAAATAACATGATAGTGCCAGTATTCATAATACGAATACCATCCCAAAGAGCACCAGTTAATGCCTGCATCCCCCATGCAGGAGCATCACTTAAACTGTCAGGTATTCCGATAGCATTAGTACCTATTGCTTCTACATGATAATCAAGTCCATATCTATTTGACGGATATTTATCAACTAGACCTGTTACTTGAGATTTGGGAGAGGTATTGTCGTAAACTGACGATCCTTCATAAGCTAAACCAATACCAAAGATAGTAAATAATAAAACAATCATGATCAATAAGATCATGATTAAAATATGTTTCATTAAAATCTTTGTCCTAGTGAACTACTTTGATCTGCATCTATATGCCAATCATTACCATCACGAACTAATACAATTTGATCATGAACTTCTGATTCAATCCATATAAGAGCAAAATCATGACTAAGGTATTGAGTTCTAATATAATACTCTTGAGGTTTACGCGGTACACAGCCACTTCGCTTTTGATAATCAAGCCACTGATCACGAGTAGTTGGAAGTGGCTTAGCTGCTAAATCGTATTGAAGCCCAGCACCTTTCTCACCACAATCAAATGCAGCTAAATAATATGCTTCAGCAACTGATTTAGGGTTAGATAAATTAATATTATCATGTACTCCACTGCTGCATGATGATAGAAAAAGACATATAAAGATGAAGATTAGTTTTTTAATCATACTATATCCTAGACATTTCTTTTCTAAGATCAGGTGGTGCTGTATTCAATGCATCAATAATCTCTTGATAAACAGCATCAATTTGAGCTTCTACTACGCGCCCGTGCATATCTCTAAAGAAGCAACGACCTTTTTGAAATTGTAGTTTGTCTGCAATCTTAGATTTAAGAGAAATGTCGTCCTGATCAAGGCCAATAAGCCCTAATCCTCGACCAGCTTCTTCAACAGAGTTCATGCCACAAATAAAATACATACTAATAAGTTCTTTAAGTAATCCAAGGTCTACTACAGTTTGACTAATAACAATAACTGTAATATTGTGTTTTCTTCCCATACGAACAAGTTTTTCTAGCATGGCTGGTGGAAGAAACTTCGCTTCATCAAGAACAACTGTTTTATGAACGCTAGAATCTTGCGTACCAAGCCACATAATATATGCTGCAACGATCTTAAATGTTGCTACAGATATTTGTTCACGCCAATCATAAGTAGAACGTGCAGCATCAGGAGAAGGTAGCTCTAACCCTGCTGTAGAGATAGTTGTAATTCTCTGAATATCTTTAAACTTACGCACATTCGTTCCGTCGCCAAAACCAAGAATACCTAGTCCATGTCGACTGACAGCTTCTAAAGCCTCTCCGACATCTTTAGCGTTTTGATTTCCCATGCTCAGCTTATTCAAGATCTCTAATGAGCCACCGCTACCATTCATTACAGTTGTAATTGCCTTCATAAGTTCTATCTGCCAAGATCCTGGACGATCAATTGGCAAGATATCTAAATAATATGAAAGAGCAATATCTTCTCGTAGATCGCGCGGGGTTACAATAAGCGGATCTAACATCCCACGATACTTTTCATTTCCAGCAAGAGTTAGAGTTTGTGACTCTCCTGGGAAGAGAGATACGACATTATGATCTGGCTTGGGATCAGCAGTAATTACATAGCTACCGCTCTTACCAGAAAGAAAAGCCAGATAGAGAGCCAGGAATGTTTTACCTGATCCTTGTCGTCCTACTGCATAAATCGTTGGCGGAAGAGAATTCCTCGCTGCCGCGCGTAGGTCAATAAGAATTGGACTAGCAGGTCGCCCTCCTGCAATGGCATAACCGATATAAACTCCGTTTGAATCTCCTGCCTCGCGCGTAGCTATTGGCATGGTCATGCCAATACGCTCCACAGTTGTCATCTCACGATATCCGCGCAGTTTTCCACCAGATGAATTTGGAAGGCAATCGTAATATAAATTTTCCTGAGAAGCTATAGGAAGATGCAGAAGGACATTACTAAAACGATCTCGTAAATCTTCTTTGCGTCGTGTCAGTTCTTCTTCAGAAGAGGCGCTAATAGAAAAACACAATGATCTATTGAACATCGGAGGATGCTCTTCATGCTGAAGATACGTCTTTAAAGCGCGCGCTAATTCAGGATTGAACATCTTTCGATCATCTGGACGGTGCTGTCCAGCCATTTCTTCACCGACAGCATTTTCTGCATCAAGAATTGCCTTGTCAACTTCGGCAATTGCTTCTTTATTAGAAAGCCAGTTACAGTGCATTACTGCATCTACAGGATTCTTACCATCAAGCGGTCGAAACATCATCTCAGCTTGAGATCCAGGAAATTCAATATTCTCTGGTGTGTCGCCTAATACAAGAAAAGATTGATAAGTCTTGCCTTTCTCAGATGAAATGATAATATGATCCAATGGACTAGAATCTATAGGAGCATCAAAAAGTCTAATAAATTCTTCTGAACATGGATTAATAATCAGACCTTTTTTACTATCACTGACCAATGAATTTGGCTTCCAATTATAATCAATTGCCGGTTCAGATAAATGTCGCATTGGTGCTCGGAGACACATCCATTGTAAATCATAGAAGCTTATTGGATCGGTATCAGGAAAATATCGTCTAATACGATCTAATATGCGTTCTTGCTCAGTCAAATGAGCTTGAATCTCTCGTTCCATTAATGGAGCAGATAAACCAGCGCCAAATTCCTCACTAATATTGCGATAAAATTGATCAAATGATCTCAGGCGTGAATGAGATTTATCAACAATCTGTTTTGACTTCATAGAAACACGTAAAAATACTTGTGGAGAATATGAATTTATACTATTAATACGTGGTACATGACCACTAATAATATTCTCCCATGAAGACATATCAGCGTATCTACTATCTAAAAGATCTTTAGCTTGATCTATATATCCATCTGTAGGCCATCGTCTTTGCATACGATAGATGGATATATGAGCATCAATACGAAGAGCTAAACCAGCAATAGTCCACATCCATGCCCATTTATCTTCATCAGGAAGAAGAGCATAGGAAACTGTTGGAAGTTTATAAAATGCCGCTACTGTTCCGTCTGTTCCAAAGATTACATTTTTACGTACATATCTAATCGGTACAGGTCTACTCATGACTATCTTTGGTTTCTGTATTTGTAAAAGAAATTACTGTTTCAAAATTACAATTAGATATATACTTATCTGAATGAATAGGCTGCCCGGCTGATTTATACTTAGGCATTACTACATGCTTCATTCGCGCCATAAGATATTGTGAAACAGGACGACCATCAGGATCGGCTTGTGATAACCACCAAGCTCCCAGACCTGGTAATACTAAATGTGAAAAGATAAATAAAGGCGGTGATGATGTACCTACTATCGATCCAATAATAGGTAAAGTAGAAAAAAGAATTACTAAGCCAAGAATTGCAAAAAAGAACCCTACTGTTTTAAGCGGAAGACCATGATTGATTCCGAAATCAGACAGAGGTTTACGAGCCATTCGGCCATATTCATCTTTTTGTCCTAGAGGAACTGAAAAGATTCGATGATCTCGAATAAATGCTGGCGCAAATCCTCTGATAATTTCTTTTCTCATGATTTAGTTAACCAAATAGATCTAGACCGACACTCTTGAAAAAAGCTGTAGCTGACTTGGGAGCAAAAATAACATAGGCCAAAAAGAAGGCAGATAAAAGTGATAATACTAGTTCTGGATAATTATGCTTCCTAGCTGAAATAAGAGCGCCTAAAGCAAAAAGAACAATGAAAATACTACCTACTAATGCTAATCCCCAGTCCTGAAGAGTTTGAAAGATCTCTGGAAGACTCCTGGCCATTGCTGGTTCTGGTATAATCAAAGAACTAATAATCATCAGTCCAATTGATAATATAATAACTGTTTTGTCTTGCAAATACTTCATGTCTCTCCTATTAAATTAGTTCTGAATCTTTCTAACAAGCCATCTATCTTGCAATTCAACTCGAATAATATATCGCAAAGGGTATTCAGTTTTTGTCTTTACATCTTTAGCTAATACTGTAGCTATAATATCATCTTGTTTAGGAGTTGGACGGTCAGCAAGTGACAAGCTGACAATCTCTTTAAGTTCTAAATGACGATTAAGTTGATCAATCTTCTGTCCCGGAACAATAAACTCTGGTGCGACCGCGCCTCCACTAAGATATTCACGCATAAATCTTGTAAGCATAGATTCAATTGGCTTTGCTTCTTCTTCTGGAAGAACTTGCTCATTAGACATAGGCGCTGAAGAGGCAACGGCTGGCGGAGAGACGATTGCTGGATAGTCATCTATCACAAGCATGTCTTTAGTTCTGAGAACAGGTATTGACAGGTATATTGTTGAAGTTTTCTTCTTAGTTTTTACAATAGAAGCTATTGTAATAAGCGCGTGTGAATCAGAAGTCTTCTTTGTACGCGCCACCCATG